TTATCCCCGTAAGGTTGTATAGAATTTAACCCACCCCTACCCTCTGAGACTTAACAGAATCGCCATACGCTAACGAAATTGAGTAAATCGATAAAATATAGGGTAAAAAATTAAAACGCCTTAAATGAGGCGTTAAATGAGTTTTAAGGCTATACACCTTTAGGTTTTCTTTTTTGAAATCGATTATGTCGCTTGTTATGACAATCCAAGCATAACAATCGAGTATTAGTATAGTCGAGTCTCCGTTCCCAACCCTCGGGAGTTTGTATCGGTACGATGTGATCCACTTCCGAGGCGATCGCTTTACATAGTACGCATTTATACCCGTCGTCCTGGAGTCTCTTAGCTGATAAGGTCCTCCACTCGCCCGAGTTATAGAATCGTACATACTTCGGATCCCGTTTCTTATTGTATCGTTTGTTACTATCCAACTTGTAGGCTCTAGCTCTAGCCTCTCTCTCCTCGGCTACTATCGGAGCGCATACCCTACAATATACCGCCCCATATGCTATGAGTACCCCACATCGTTTACAATCTTTCAGTAACATAGTAAACCTCCTCACCATTCCGTTAACAATAAAACGAGACCCATTAACTAGGTCTCGCCTTATTGCCATACGGGAGGTTTCAACATGAAATGCACCCGACTAACCCAATCGGGTACAATACTATGTTATACCGGCTCATATATAAATATAAGTGCTAACTTACTGAAACTTTACTGAAATCCTACTGAAATTCTAGTGTTAATCTAGTGAAATAGCCTTAACCGCCTCGCCGTATAAATCTATTATTCGTCTTGTACTATATCCCATACTACTAGCGATCTCCTCAAAGTCCATACATTCTATAAAGAAAGACTCTGCTACCTCAGCGTATCGGATATCCTCTAGCTCGTCGATCTTCTCCAGGATATCCGCCTTAAGGCGTTTACCTCTAGCTTTTAATCGTTTGATCCGCTCTAATGTCTCGAGCTTTTCGTCTACTAGATCTTGCTTAGTAACCGGGATACCGCCTCGAGGCATATCCGAGAGAGTAGGCGAATTTGAGGACGTGATACGGTCCTCTAAATTAATCACCTTATCGTTAAGGCGTTTAATAAGAGCTAGATTTTTTTTATAACGTTTTAAGTATCGTTTTTTACGATCTAATTCCTGGTCTAAATCGTCCGTCATTTTATACCTCCAAACTCGAGATATAACAAAAACTCGTTTTTTTTCTCAATTCCTTATATATTTTATTTTTTACTATATATATTATATATTATTAAATATTCTATTAAATTAGAAAAAAAAATATAGTTTTTGTTATATACATAGTAAAAAGCTAGGAAAATCAAGGCTTTGAGCCATAACAAAAACTATAACAAAATCTAACAAAAAGTAGATATTTTTAAGTTTTTGTTATATTGAAATTTTCCTCGAAAAAAATTTCCGATAAAAAATTTTAGAAAAAAGTAGTTTTTGTTATAGTTTTTGTTATACGTTTTGTTATTTCTTTTTACGATTATCGTAAATCAACGCCACGGCAACAACTGTAACAACTCCAATAATAAAACCTAACAATAACATAGCCACCATAATATTACTCCTCCTATTCTTTACGATTAATGCTCGCCGACTCCGAGAATCCCTCCGGGTAGCGCGATTTTAACTTATCAATATTAAGACTCAAAATCTCCTCGAAATCTACGTCGATTGCATGAGCTAAAAGAGCGACATACCAACAAACATCTCCTAACTCTTTAACGAGAGCTTTCTTATCCAGGTCGTGACCGTGAAAGATATATTTTTTAATCATATCCGCCACCTCTCCGGACTCGCCGGTTAATCCGAGGGAGCCGTTAAATAATTCTCCCAGATCCGGTAATCCGCCTAAATAATCGCTATCTTGATCCATGAGTCGATCATATACACGCTTACCACATTTTCCGTCGTTCGTTCTCATTGCTAACTCCTGGTATTCTTTCATTGTCATAATTACAATCCTCCTTTTAATCCTCTTTGTTCGTAAAATCTAGCCACATTTTAGCGACCTTACTAATAATAAATATCCACACGAACGCCACAATCCCGGCGACAATAATTACCGTCGCACACGTTACGAGCGCTATAAAAAGTAATGAGTCCATGTTTAACCCTCCTCAATCTATTTTCAAAATAAAGTAACGCTTACCGTCGCCTTTTTGTTTAGGTTTGTCCTCGAAATCATACTTACCGATAACCTCTTTATAAAAGGTCTTTTTACCGGTTATATTAGCGGTCTTAATTCCGGAGAGCTTACACCAATCCGTAAAGTCGCTATATAATTTATCCGTCGAGTTATCGAGGAAATAATCCTCGTTAAGACCTTTATCCTCAATCCATGAGAGTGTATTAGAGTTATCCGCTTTGTACGCCTCGAGAGCCTCCTTAACGCTTGCCGGCTCGGTAAAATGTCCTCTCTTAATAAGTCGCTGAGCGCCTTTTATCGCAATATTCAGTAAATAAGAGAGAGCCGTATCCGTCGTAATCTTGTCCTCGATAAGTGGATCATAGTCCGGATCCTCGCTCGAGAATTTCGCGTTAAACGGAATGAATAACCAACGGCGATAGAATCCGTCCGATTTATCGAACGACCTCGGGATCGCGTTACAACTATATATGTGAGTTGCGTAAGGCTCGATCGTATAAGGACTCTCGCCTTTTCGTTCGACCATTATCGCATTACCGGAAAATAGCTTTTTGAGAGTACCGGTATCCTTAAGAGTCACGTTGTCTACATCGTCGCCGATGTTAAATAACTTATTCTCTAATTCCGCCGTATTAAATCGATCCGTTACCTTTTCGAGTGGTATAGCTGAGTAGTTACTCGCTCCGATAAAAGTCTTAATTACGTCTAAGACGGTACTCTTACCATTGGAGCCGGAGCCGTATAACATAAATGCTTTTTGGTATCGGCTATGTTTAATAAGTCCGGCGCCTATCATTTCCTCGAATAGATTAATAACCTCTCTATCTCCCAGGAATACGCGGTTAAGCATTTTATCGAGATCCGCACAGTACGCCGACGGATCATACGTTACCGGTATTTGTGTAAAATCGATAACCTCCGGATCAAACGGTAAACACTCTCCGGTTAAGAGATTAAGTCTCGTATTTTTGAGATTGATAATATACGGATTAACCTTAATCGATCCGCTCGGGATCTTCTCCATATCTGAGATATACGAAACGACCTCGTTACGTTGATTATTTTTAATCGCGTACACCTTTTCCCGAATGTACTTACCTAACTTAATACACGGCTGATAGTATCCGTCTAAATACTCATAAATGCGACTATTATAATTTATAAGTTTATGCTCCTTAATAAGCTCCTCCGCGATATCCACATGATTAAAGCCGGCTTTTTTCTCCGATTGTGCTATCTGCTCCGCGATTACATCGTCCGGCTTAAAAGCCTCGTCTCGACAAATAGTCGCGATTTCGTACTCGCTTAACGATTCCGCGAAAACATAATCGTTAATGACCTGGATCGTCTCTTTTATCTCGTCTTTCGTAAATCCTTTCGTCTGTAAATATACGATATAATTAAAAAGCTCCTGGTTGCGTCCGGATCCCTCGCCCATATCCTTAAACGAGAATTTATTAGACGGAGCCGATATAGGCGTTAACCATTTCGGGACCTCCTGGATCTCGGAGCCTTTGACCTTACGGATCCACTCTCTCGCGTGTCCGTCTTGCTTAATCTTAACGTAGGCGTTACGTCCTCCGGATTTACGATCGGAATAGATACCAACCGCGAGGCGATTCTTTATAAAATTTTTAGGCTCCTCCTCGGAGGTCTTAAACCAACAATGGATACCTCGAGTCGTTTTCATTACCCGACATTTAAGATCCAATCCCTCGATAATCTTAAGCATAATCTCAGCGTCGGAGGTCGTATCGAAATCTAGTACGATATAGCCTTTAGGGACTATTACCGCTACGTTATCGAAATCCTTAGCCTCCTCCCAGGTCTTAGACCCTACGCCGTCCTTAAACTCATGCGTCGGAGTTTTTCCGTCTAAAATTATATATTGCATTTTCTCAACTCCTATTTATACTTACTATCTCGGACGATATGTAACTCTCGATTTTTGTCCTCACTAGCGACCTTTTCCTCGCTCATAAACTTATAACCGCACGATTTACATATTCTCCGCCGGAGATAAACGTTACTTTCACTTAATGCGCCTATTATTACTCTCGATTTACCGTTACACTTCGGGCAATTCATTCCTTAAGCTCCTCCTTTAGTAAAGTAGTAATCTCTTCAACCCGGCTCTTAATATGCTCGATATACATTAAACTATCGATTAATTCCTCCTCGAGATATTCCAGGCGTTCTATTATTGTCATACCGGTATTATCCTCGAGAGTTTGTCCGTAAGTCTTAACGCCCTTTTCGGTCTGTTTCTTTTGCATTTCGCAAATATTAGACCAATAATCCGGCTCAGATCGGGGATATCTTTCTCTAAATAACGTTAACGCTCGATCTAGTTCTATTTCGCTCGCTCTACTAAATGATAAACAATCCTCGGAAAGACTAGGATTATCCCATTTGACGCCATTTAGCGGACACTCACTACAAACGGTCGTTCCGCAATAATACTTTAACAACGCTCTTTTTTCTTCATCACTCATATATAACCTCTTATCTAAACTCCTCCCCGGTCTCAGTATCCCGGAGCTTAATTTTACCTACTATCTCGAATCCGGCTAAGTGTGAGACGTTGTATAACGTCTTAATCACTTTCCGAGCCATGTAACCGCGGTCCTTGCGTATATTCCTATACGCTCTATCGACCGTTGGATCTGAGTAACCGGATCCGTTATATCTAATATCATTGTTTCGCATTATTAAACCCCCTCGATCTTACTCGCTATCATATCGGCGGTATGAGTATATAATACGTTTGGATACGTCTCGATCGCTCGTCCGTAATATCCCCACATTTTCGTATCCTTTTCGTATGCTCCCATGTGCCAACGGATACAAGCGATCTCCTCGTCGGTTAACTTAATATACTTTTGGAGTATAATTACCGATCTATCCCCGTGACCTGGTATTATGAGATTGTTATTATACTTATACTCGTCGGTCTCTATATCCCATATATAACTATCGCACTTGCATAAATCGTGAAACATTCCGACAATATAAGGACTCTCCGGACGCTCCCAGGTTAACCCGAGTTTTTCGGTTAAATTAACCAACTGTTTAGCAACTTCGAGAGAGTGATCGAATAATCCGCCCTCATACGCTCCATGATATTTAGTCGACGCCGGAGCGGTAAAAAATCCGATGTTATCTAATTCATATAAAGAAATAGGCGAACAATACGGCGGAAAAAACTCGGTATATTGTCTCATTCTTTCGCTATTAGTTTTTATCATTTAACAAATCCTCCACAATACTAATAAACTCCTCCAGGGTATAAGGCGAGTAATGTAATCCTCCGGATCTTCTTATCCGGATCCTATGTATCTTTTGGTCGTCCTGGAGATCGTTCTCGCCGACTTTTAACTCGAACGCTACAAAACGACCGTTAATACAGACGATAAGGTCGGGAGCGCCTTTAGCGCTCCAACCGTCGCCGAATTTATTTATATGATAAATTCGATTAGCCTTAAGATACTCAATCGCCTTTTCCTGGAGCTTTGTCTCCGGCTTAGTCATTTAAGAAATCGTCGAGATCCTCGTCCTCGGACTCCTCCTCGGTAGACTCCTCAGCTTTAGAGCCAAATCCAACGGCTACCGCGTAATCGTTAAGTCTTGCACTCTTACCGCTCTTAGTCTCGCCGTCCTTTTCGTACTCGTAGTCCTCATGTTTAACCGTAGCGGTAATATAACACCCTACGATATCTTGCTCGTCGATCTCGTCCAATGAGAAGTTATTAAGCGCGGTCTTAGCGAAATAACTAAACGCCTTTAACGCTCCCTCGTTAACCTCTCCGTTTTTCTTTAAGAGAGTAAATCGCTCGGTATGCTTAGCGCCGGTCTTAGTTTGCATATCGACCGTCATTTTACCGAAATCCTCCTTGTACTCAACGCCTACGATCTTAAAAGTCGTAGTACCCTCCGGAATTAAAGTAAATCCGCCGTCTGATAATTTGATCTTTGCCATAATATAAATCTCCTTTTCTATTAAATATTTTTGACACCCTGGATAAATCCGACTACTGTATCCTCACTATCTAGTATTAATAAATACTTACGACCGATTAGGGAGTGTTGAGGATCGTCGATATCTCCGTCCTCGATTTCTACCTCCGCGAGGTTAACGTCCGCCTTTTCCAATAATCCGAAATCCGTGTTATAGATACCGACCTCGATATCTAAACCGTCTCCGAATACTCGGATAATGTCGCTCGCCTTACCGTCTTTCGTAAGGGAGGCTCTAACTAAATTAACCTTATCGTCCGTATCCGCTTTTACGAGAGCCTCGATAATGGTCTTAGTTTTATCACCCACTACGCCGGAGCCTAATAAGTTAATAACTCCGCTAGGTACTTTCATACCTACGCCGGCACATATAAGCCACTTATCGCCGTTAGCTCTTTCTAATATTTGTCCATGTGTACCGACTCCTTTTAAGAATTTTTCAAACTTCATAATATTAATCCTCCTCTTTACTCCATATCTTTTAACATTTGATCGAAATCCGGATCTTTGGTTTCCTGGTTACCGTTATTCTCCGGAGTTTCTTCTACCGGCTCCTCCGGTTTATACTGTTCGACTAACGCTTTTCCTATATTGTAAAAGGTATTTCTGATCGACTCGCCGAGTTTAGATAAATCAACATTTCCTAAAAGCCTCATTAATTCCTCCTCGGTATAAGGTCTCTCGACCGGGATCCATTTCTTAAATACCTCGTTAAAATTACCCTTGTTACCGAAATACTTCTTACTAATGCACATTGCGAGACCTAACTCCTCAGAGTATGTATCTCCCTCCTGGCACTTAACGACCGTCTTAGTATCATCGGACCAAATTACGATAGTCGCCGGATCGTTAAAAATAACATTTTTAACGGTCGGCTTAATATCGGGTAATATAAACGGTCTAGAGTATTCTAATCGTTCTCTAGCTTTTGATTCCTCGATCATTATTCGCCCTCTCACCCCAGGTATTACCGATATTTTCATTTCGGGACAACAATCCTCACCACTCGACATAGTGCAGTAATCGATACTAATCGGTAGTTTCCTACCGTTAGGTAATATTAAAATCGCCTCGCGAAATCCTATTATTCTATGCATATTTACACCTCCTCGATTAACTTTTTGGTTAACACATACTTAACCGTCTCTTTAGTTTTGTACTTGTCGTACACGCCCGGATTATCTTCCTCAAATTTCTTTTGATCGAAACTCTTAGAAACGTCCCGACGCAAATCCCAGGTATAAGCGGATCCTTTAACCTCGACGTGTTTATCGCCGTCTCTGAATTGCTTAATCATCGACTTTTTAACGAGGTCGTTAATCTCCTTAAGGCGTTTCTCCTTTTCCTCGATCTTAGCCTTAGCTTTATCAATCTGAGCCTGGAGCCGGTCGCCCTCTTTCATTAACTTAGCGATATCCTCGTCCTCCGCCTCGGTTACGTTCTTACGGAGTACCTTAAGGATCTCCGCGTCTCTCTTTTCGTCAAACTCCGGAGAGATACCGGTCTCGACGTGATCTCGCCAAAACTTAAGAGCCGGCTTAACGTAAGTCTCCTCGAAAGTAGGAAACGCCTCGGATACCTTAAACTCGTAGATCTTAGTATTCTTGTAACTAGGCTCGAACGCCTCCGGATTCGCGTAATCCTTATCCTCTAAAAAGCTCGCCGTCATAACCACATTATCGAATCCTAAAAGGTACGCGTATAAACACGCCTGGAGCTTGTAGTAAATTGGTACATCTACCGCCCAATCCTCCGCGCGTTTAGTGGTCTTAATCTCGACGACGAAATCGTCGCCTAATGCGTCCCACATTCCGCCTAATTCTTTTTGATCCGGGAAAAAGTCTCCCCAGGTCTTACGGAAATAATCCTCGCCGTATACGTCCGTCGGACTCTTAATATCCATAAACATAACGTTATTAAGATAGTCGATTACTTTCGGCTCGATTACCTTACCGGCTTTCGTGTAAATGGTATCCTCAAACGGAGCCTCGTAAGTCCTGGTAATCTCACACCATGCGGAGAACGGAGTCGCCCAGGCGTTAAGACCCATAACCGTAGCGAATCGAGTCGCGGTTAATTTTTTAGGTTTCTTAGGTGGATCAACTTTGATCCGGTTGTCTGTTAAAAATTCCATAACTAGCCTCCTACTCTACGACCTCGATAAACTCGTAACAACTCCGATTCGTGTAATCACTAGGATTTTTAAGTGAATAACCCCTTGGGCGACTTTCGCCGTCATTATCTTTTAATTTACCGTTCACAACTTCGTAAATCTTACCAACCGTATAATCGTTGTTGCATGATCTTACACAAACCATTTTACCGGTGAAATATTCCTCGTTTAGCACCTCCACCATATCAGTAGAATAACCCCAATTCGTATCCCCCGACTTATCATCAAAATCAAGTTTTAATTTATGGTTTTCACCAATATCAATTATCGTGGCTGTTCGTCCACACAAAGGACGCATACGTGTTGTAAATGTAGAATTACAGTTAATAAAACCGTTACAGTTCTCACCAAATTCTTTTACCATGTCGTCCCATTGTCGAATTACTACTCGGTCGCCTACTTTGAGTTCTTTTTTCGGCTCAAACGGTATTACACCGGTTAAGCGTTCAAACGCTAACTTAGCTCCCGTGTCAAAATCGAAAGTATCGCGAGGGTTACACTTAGCGACCGCCTTTTTTCCGGTACGCTTGTCTAACGCTATTACCTCGTTTCCTTTTTGGTAAATAACAATAGTATTGTTTTTACACAACTCCTCAAACTCAATGATTTTATAACCCTGGTTAAGGTAATAATCGCGTTCACAATACGCACAAATACGCATTATATGTACGCAAAAGTCGCCTCGATTAATCGCTTGTTCGTAGTCGTCACTTATCGGTAATAACCCTAACTCTCTTACGACCTTATTTAACTCAATTAGTTGTTCGTGAGTTTTAATGTGTATTACTGTTTTACTACCTACTAAATTTCTAATTTTTTCTTTCATATTTAGCCTCCTTTTCGCTTACGCGTAAATCGTTTCTGAAATTGCGTAAACGTAGTTAAAAAAATATACTACTCCTCGATTTTCTTACCGATCTCGATAAGAATATCCTCAGCCTCGGACTTCTTAAGACCGGCTTTAATCTTCTTAACGCACTCGGTAACGTATCCCTCGTACTTCTCGCCGTCCTTAGCTCTTAACTTCTTAAGTCCGTTCTTAATACTCTTAACCTGGGTATCGGTAGCCTCTCCGCCCTCGTTAATAAGCTCTTTCTTAGTCTCCTCGCGTTTCTCCGGAGACGCCAGCTTATTAGACTTAGGAGCCTCACTCTTTGGAGCCGGTGTATCGTCCTTACCGATAGTACCGTCTACCGGATCCGCCTCGACAATATCAAAGACTAACATATATAAATAACGTCTCTGATAAGTAACGTAAGCTCCTAATCCCTGGATAGCTGACATTTTAGTACCGTTCTCGATACATGGATCCTTAGCCGGAGTCTCAAACATGATAACCTCCTCCGGATTATCCACGTTTACGAGACAAGCTCGACTATGTTCGTAATTGATCGTAGGAAGTAAGACGAGTCCTAACTCCGCGAAAATCTTAGTCGCTACCGGTACGATATCCTCTAACTCGAAATAGTTAAACTCCGCGTATCGATTAATACCGCTCTTTTTAATCGGAGCCTCTAAGAATCGCTCTCTCGCTAAGGCTAACTTACCGTAAATGTTACTTGGTTTCGTTGTTTCTGTTTTTGTTGCCATAATTTCAATGACCTCCTTAATTTTATTTAATTCATTCTCGACCTTACGGTCGATATTTATATACTTATCGATTCGCTTTTTAGCCATATCGATATAGTAATCCTTGTCGAGATCCTCTACGCTGAGAGTATTCTCATTATCTATAAAGCAATGGTCCGGACACTCGCTTATAATAGTCTCACTCCATACCGGAGGATCGACCGGCTCGCTTATCATTTTTCCGGTTGCTTTGTCCTTTTTGCGTTTCTCGGTTATCCATTTACCCTTTACGACTTGTCCGTATTTCGAATCCTTTACCGCGTAGATACGGTTAACCTTTTGGATTGGTACTCGCTCGCCGTTTATATATTGATAAGATCCCTCGTAGGTACCGCCGGTTTTAACGATCTGCTGAAAAGCGAAAATATCTTTACATTCGTTAATAGTAGTCTCAGCCGGTACGCCTTTTACTAGGTAATCGACTACGGCTTTATGTATAATCTGTAACGAGTTGGTCTTAAAATTACCGCCCTCGTAAAGTGATACATAACCTCCCTTAGTCTTAAAGGATCCGTCCGCCTTAATGCCTATATAGTTATTAACGTCCTTTTGAATTACTTTAACGAAATCGTCTCGCTCCATT